AAATACCTTTATAATATCCCACTTTCCCTTATTTCTTTGGGGATTTAGCCTTAATCTTTTTCTCTTGTTTTAGCATTGCAGCTGTAGGTTTCTTTCCAGAACCTTTATTAGCTCGAATATTATCCCATAATCCTCTCTGCGAATAAGAGCCATCAGCTCTCTTAATCATCTCTTTCTTAGCCATATTATTTATATTGATTTAATGGATTTAATTGTCTTATCAAATCATAGTAAGAACCTGATGGAGGAGTAGGTTTTTTACCTTGAACCATTCTATTAAATTCCGTTAAAGCTGAATTTGGGATTCCCATCTGTCTTGCTTTATTAGCGCTGGTTTCGAATCTTTCAATATCTTTTCCGTCTACAGCTTCTTTTCTTTTCCACCCTCGAAGCCATTGCTCGGCTGAAGTGGTTTTTCCTTGAGCATACGCTCTCATATTAGTTCCTTCAGAGTAATTCATGTCTAATAAAAATAATGCTCTCTGTCTATCTAAAGATAAGTTTCTAGCATCATTATTTGGAATATTTATCCAACTTGGGACTTTATTTCCTGTCTGCTCCGCATATTGTCTGACTCTTTGCTGCAATCTTGGAACAGTAGATGCCTCAATTTGAAATGCTCCTTTTGCAATTCCACTTCCTCTTTGTACCATTTTAGGATCCATTGTATGCCCACTTTCATGATACCCAGATGTATCACTTAGAGCTAAATACTGTTGGGGAGTTCCTCCATGCATTCTAGCCATATGTTTTGCTACTTCAAACGCACTAAATGGATCTACATTTTTACTGCCCCCTCCTTGGTATTTACTAACACTCCCAGATCTTAGTAATCCTCCATATTTTTTAAACCCTTGCTTTTGGAAAAAATATTTAGATGTAGCACCCTCACCGCTCCAGTCAGCTTGCCATATAGGAGTTGTTGTTGGGGAAAATTCTCTTTCATCAGCTACTTGCGTTATTTTAGGAACAAGTCTCTCATATGTATCTTCAGTTCCCGTAAATACTCTTATTGAATTATTGTCATTAATGCCTCTTCTAGTATCTATTGGTTGGTTGAATGTTCTAAGTAAATTTTGATAAACTCGTTCATAGCTATCTCCAAATTGTGGATTTCCAATAAGGGAGTTTACAATTCCTTCGAATTGTTCCTGAGAATACAAACTATTTATACCTGGAGCATAAGGTCCTGACCCTTCTTGTATAAGCCCCTGAATTTGTCCCATTAGATATTTACCAGACATATTAGGAGTTATATCTATAGGCATAAGTTCTCCAATAACATTCCCATAATACCGTGCCCTGTCAAGATCTGAAGTACTATATATACCTGGTCCATAAGCCCTATCGCCTGATCCAAATGGGGATGTTAAAAATTTTGCAGCTTCGTCTAGATTGTTTGCGCGTACTCCTCTAAATGATGTTAAATATTGTCTCCCAAAATCTTGAACTGCCGAAGCAACTTCCGGGGAGTTCATCATTCCAGTATTATATGTAGCTGCAAGTTGTGGGTAATCTGCTAAAACAGTGTTTATAAGTCTACCAGTGTTATTTTGTCCACTTCCTCTCATTTGAGTATCGGGATAAATATCTCTATAAAGCTGTCTAGCATTATTGCCAGCTATACTAATTGTACCAGCAGCGTTAGCTAATTCCTCTGACATCCCCCCTGTATTATTATATGCTGCGCTACTCACAAGGTTAGCAGCTTCTTCAGCTGAGGTGATATCATGTCTTTTAAATGTATTTGCAGCTTCAAACAAATCTTGGGCCGAATTAGGAACTCTTATTGTTCCTGGTAATAGTACTGATGCAGCAGCTAATCCTGCTCCTAATCCTCCCTCAAGATAATTACCCTTTGCTATTTGTGCTCCAGATTCTATAATTCCCTGCAAATCTCCAGCAGGAGTTACGTATGTAGCTGGGGATACGCTCTCTGCTCTCCCGCTGGTCATAGCTGCACGTTTGTTGGGGTCTCTCCATTCATTAGTTTTGTTAAACATTAATGTTTGGAAAGCCTGCTCTTCGGCCTGCCTTTGTGCCCTTGGATCTATAACTCTCTGTGCTGGTCTATCTCTTACCAACGGATCAGGACGTACATCCATTGGTTGGAGGGTAGTTATTTCCGCATTAGGATTTCTTCTAGGACCTGCAGTTTGATATCTCCTCACACCTCCTGTCTGCATATTAGCAGGAGTTTCTACAACTGTTCCTTCCTGTGGACCTGTAGGAAGATTCTGTATCCCAGGAGGTACACTCTTGAATGATTCTATCAAATGCCCATTGTTATCATACTTATCAATATTTATTGGGGCTTTCATCCCAACAGTATTGAATGGGGTTTAATAGTATCTAAATCATTTACAATCTCAGATTGCTCTATAGTCTCTTGTACTTCGTGGATCTTATCTCTAAGCTTTTTTATGTACGTAAGAGCTTGATCAATTGAGTTTAATTCAGGAGCATATACAAATTTATATTTAGGAATTTCTCCTGTAGCCCCTTGAAATGATTCTGCAACTTGATCAGTTAACTCTCTGAGTTTATCATAAAGTTCATTCAGCGCTTTGTGTTGAGCATATGCTGAAGTTCCTGTTACAATTAAGTGCAAGATATGAAATTTATTAGAAGCATCCAATAACTCCACGATTAACTCTGGGAGTGTAGGATATTTCTCTTTCTCCTCTTTAACTTTATTAAGCTTCTCTATATACTTCATTTCTGCTTAGCTTGTGGGGCTGATTGAGCTTGTTCTTTTAACCCAAGTTCTTGTTGCTTGAGGTCTAACTCTTTCTGACGAATCTCAAAGTCAGATACCATCTTCTGCAGATCAATATCAAGTCTGTTTGTTTGATCAGATGCTTCTGCATTGATCAATGCAATCTCAATATCTTTCTGTCTATTTCTCTCGCTGTCCTGATACTTCATCTGAGACTCTTGCTGCTTAGATGCAAGTTCTTTCTGCTTCATCTCCATCTCAGCTTGCTGTTGTGCTTGCTGCAATTCTTGCTGAGCACGTTCTGCTCTTGCAATCTTATCCTTAATAGTTGCAAAGCTCTCAGTATCTAATAACTCTAGAACTGCAGATGCTGGAACTCCGTTCTGCATCATAGCCTGTGCAATAGAACGTGCCTGCTGTAAGTTCTCTTGATCCTTTCCTGAGTCAGACATAAATATCCCGTACTCAGTTTCCATATGCCCAAGAGAATCAAGATCTAAGTATTGAATAGAGGTATCTGGGAGTATGTATGTTCCCTTCTTCCCACTTACCCAAGCTTCTTTCGAATAATCCAACAATCCTTGAAGTTCTCTCTGTTCGAATTGAGCAAACTTCCTAAAGATATCTTCAGTGATATGTGAGGATTGTACAATAGCCTGCTGTGAAGCACCCTTTCCTTCATACGTTCCAATACTCCCTTGTCTTTGTCTATTAACCCCAGATATCTTTTCCCACTCTAACATAATAGAGTCAAGTAACTGAATATACTGAGCTATTGTCTTTACAGACATATCAAGTACCGACTGGTGTGTTGGGGACAGCTGAATACCTTCTTGATTGTAGTCCACCCATGCAATACCTGTTCCTTCTAAGTAGTACATGAACTTATCCATATCCCACTTCTTAGGGATAAGATTGATATCAAACTGAGCAATACATCTTAATATAAAATCTCCCATCTATCCTTGTACCTTCCCATACTTCGTTAACCCATTCAAACTTCAGCTTAGCTCCTTGAGCTTTAAGCTCTGGAGTTAACTTGTATGATTCATCTACCTCCATCTCCTCAATGGTTCCTGTAGTCTGATCCATGTACTCTACAAATCCAATTCTCTTTCTGCTCTTCCAGTAAACAGTGATACACTCAATGAGTCTATTTCTGTAGATATTGTCATTATTCCCTGCAGCTTCAGATCTGTACAATAAGTACGAAATCAATATCAGGGTCTTTATCAAAGTCAATATCTAATGGGTTGAGTACCTCGTAGAAAGGTTCTTTCCTGCGGACACCTTTATGAGAATAGCATTCCCCAGAAACTAAGAAGTGAAAGAATTGCTTTTGAAACTTATCGTAGATCTCTTCTTTCTGCATAATGTAATTGATAGCAGCCTGTCCTTTGATGGCTCTATCATCTACATACGTTCTTTCGAATTGCTCAACAATCTGCTTAGGAAGCTCAGGCTGTTGCTGTTGCTGCTGAGGATTGTTTGGATCCATCTGCTGCTGAAGCTTGGCAATAAACGTAGCTTGTATGTTGGTTAAGAGTGATTGCTTTTTAGCCTCCTCTTTCATCGTAATAGCATCCGCATTCTCTACAACAACTGTGTAGTTCATAGGACGCTTTGACTTCTCCCCAAGTAATAAGTCTATAATTGGTTTGATGATTGGATAGTTACGTAATTTAGATGGGAAGTTCTCTCTTGTTTTCCCATAAGGCTTCAATACGTACTTATAATCCTGCTCATCAATCTCCCCATTGTAGTAATCATACAGCGTCTTAAGCGTATTTCTGCGTTCAGACAGCCCAAATTTAGATATGTTAATGAATGCATTAACACAATCTTTTCTCCACTGCTCAGACTTCTGGCTTAGTGGGACTCTTTGTTTAGGTATTTTAGCGTATCCGTACATCCTTGCAAAGTTAATAAATTATCTATAATTATTGTCAAACCAGTCATCCAACGCTCTATCGTTTACAATTTCTACAACTTCTTTATTATATAACTCTCGTGTGTGGTACATCACAACCATAAAAGACATAACTCGGTCAAAGTTTCCCTTATGATTAAACTTGATTAACTCTTCAAGTAACGCTAAGTCATTGATTGTATGAAGATTGAGCATTGTTTCCCCATCTTCATTTGTAGAACGTGGAGACACCAACCAGTCTCGTATATACAACTCCCCTTGACGTTTTCTTTGTTCCGTCATGTGCATCCCATACTGTCTCTTTACAGTTCTAGATCTTAGTTCTTTTTTGTCTAACATCTCGAACTCTTCCTGCAGTCTGTGAAGTTTCCTAAATCGCTTAGCGTATGCTATGAGCTCTCCTCGGTCATTTTCAAATCCAATCTTTGCATTGTAGTACTCCGCAAGCATCATTAGATTTTGATTGTATTCATCCTGTGTCTTTGGACGTCCAACATAAGATGCTACAATAATATCATCTGGTTTAGATAGATTGTTTGGGCGTTTGAATACATATGCAGCTCCTAAAGATTCCCCACTTAATGATGTCCCGTGTGCGTACGGGTCATGACCTATAATATATAGGTTTGCGGGTGTTGTATTGTCTTTAGTTCTGAATGGGGGTTCGTATACAACTACTCCACCTTCTATATCGTCTCCCTTTCTATGCGGGAATTTAGTTATAGCTCTTACATCAGGACTTGGGCGAAAAGAAAGCTCAGAACCTTTGTAATATAAGTACCCTGTAATCCCTGATTTATCTAAGTCTCTAGTCTTAACTCTATTGTATTGTTCTTTTAGGGAAGCAACATCGAAGAGATTTGCTGTAGTCTGAAGTGTAGCCTCTTGAGGAGTAAATGGATGCTCAGCAATATATTGATCATAAGATTTTGCATCACTTCCCTTTCTCTTATTTTCTCTTTGAGCTTCCTCAAATGTTATTGCTTTCTCAATTTGTGAGTTTCCTTCATCATCAATAAATCCATCTAAGCTTTCGTAGATAGGAACAAAATAACCACATCTTGTTCCCATTGCTCCTGGATCCCATTCATTTTCAAAACCTAAACAATCATATGCATCTGGGTGATAGAATAATTCATCCATCCCATCAAATCCTACTCCTTCCTCTCCACCCGTCCCAAATGCAATCATTGTCCCAAGAGTTTTAGAACCTTGACGCATCGTAGGCATAGCTACTTCCCAAGCTTTTAGGAGCCCTGAGAAAGAACCAGCTTCCTCAAAGAATACTAACTCTCCTGCCTTACCTCTAAGTTTATCAGGATTGTCTTTCAAGCTAACTCCTAGAATCTGAGATTTCATCCCCAATTCTACGTCAGCCGAGTTACGTATCAGAAAGTAATTACGAGCAAGCATAGACCCAGCTTTGTAAGAATAACCCTTACGTCTAGCTTTTAGAACTACGATATGTTTGTTCTCTCTCCTTGCTCTATCTATTGCGTGAAAGTATTTATAATCCCCATCATAAAATGCTGGGAATGTTCTTTCACGTCGGGAGATCTTAGTCCCATCAAACATTACATCATCTACAGCTCTGTCAATGGGGCAGAAGTTCAAATAAAAATAGTGATACCCTGTAATTCTTACCTCATCTAATTCATATCCTTCAAGGCATCTCTTAGCCTGCTCATCCCAGTATTCATAATACTCTTTTGTTCCTAGGATTGCGTCTGTGTAGTACCCTTGTTTGAGATATGTATTGGCTGCTTCTGAGAATCTATGTGTATCCTTAAACGGCATTTATTGTGAGTATTTGTTAACTACAACCCCACCTCTATTTGGGTTGTCTTTCTGCTGCTCCTTCTTAACTAAGTCTTCTAGTTTACTCAATCCATCTATTACATCTGCAATCTTCCCAAGATTAGCAACTAAGTCTTTAGCTTGGTTAATTGGTCTCCCATTCTGGTCTACCATCGTTAAGTCAATTGTCTTGAAGTATTTCTCAAGAGTAGTGACCGATGTTTTGGCTGACTTTAAGAGTTTAACTGCAGATGTCTCAGACAGTTCTTTATATTTCTCTACTGCTCCCTTTATTTTAGGAGTTAATTTAACATTCAAATCAGTAGATATCTTTTCCCATCTCTCTTCTTCTTCGTAAACAAAGTAAGGAGATCTGTAATCTTCAAAGAAAAAGACTGCAGCAAGCTCGTTAGTCTTTAAATCTTTAAACTCAGAGATGGTTAATATATATGGAGATGGGATAACACTTGTCCCACTAATCGTTATCAGATCTTTCATTGTGCTTGTCTAAATAGTCAGTACGACCTCTACGAACATGAAACTTCCCAAGGTATGGAAGTCTAACAGCTTCAAATTCTCCCTTACGTATTGTACTAGAAACAAATGCAAATTGGGAATATACTGCGTCTTCAATAACATGCAATGGAAGATTGTATTTCGTAGCTAGTCTTTGAATTATAACTTTATCATTCAGATACTTTGGTACTTTCATTGTCCCATCTATTATCAGGGCAAGCTGCTGTCCCCCATTTAGCTTTATGTTCTACAATACACCCACATAATCCACATCTTTTATTCCTAAGTAGATGCTCACAGCTCTGACAAGTATTTAATCTTCCTGTATATTGCTCTTTGGACACTACAGGAGCACCTGCTTTTACGTATTGGTAGAGTTCCTTAGAGAAATTCTTAACCATAGTCGTAATAGACAGCTTATTTTGTTGTTTGTCCATTGGTTTGGTTTATTTGAGTTTGTCTATAAATTGTATTTTGGCTCTCCCATCTACAATTTTAATCTGAGAACTGCTAGACTGATTGTTGAACTCTTCAACATATTCAGTGATATCCTCTCGTGTAATTAAGAAAGATAAAAAGACTTCAATCTCTTTAGCTGCTCTTATTGTCTTTTCTTTTGCATCATTGACTTTTTCATGCTCATATCTGAGCCTATCAAAGTCTTCTAGAGATATTGTGACTGTCCCATTCATTAGTTTTCTGGGATAATTCCACAAATCATAAACTCATTAACCATAACGAATTTACCTTCAGGGAGATCGATTACTAACCCATCAGATTGTGGGTGTACCATAACCATATCTCCTTTCTTAACTACTTGACAATCAGGTCCCGTCTTAATTACCTTTAAGATATTCTTACGCATGTTGCGTTCAGCACTAGCTGGGACAAGAATTCCTGACTCTGTTTTACTTACATCGGGAAAAGGGAGTAATACCCAGTCCCTTGTAGGATTAAATTTAATACTTTCCATTGTGTTTGGTTTGGTTTAGTTGGTTGGTTTGGTTAGTGGTTATTTAAATACTCTAGTAATTCGTGTATGTCTTCTGGCTTTCTCATGTGTTGTATTGGGGTCATAACAAAACCACAATCACACGTTTGTCCATATACAGACAGTAAATATAGTAAATCTGATGAATTTACTATATAATTTAAGTCTAAATCCCCAACAGTGCATCCTTCACAGTTGTAATTAGACAGAATAACCAGAAGATCAGAGGTTCCCACATGACAATCATTGTCTATGTCCCCAAAACAAAAAACATCATCTGAGAATAACTCTGATCTCTGGTACTCAAGCATGGCATGCATACGTTCAATCTGTCCTGGAGTGAATTTATCTCTACATAACTCGTGAGAATAATCCATATGATTATCTGCGGCAAATGGGACGTTGTTGTAGTTAGATGCTGGGCAGTAATAACCTGGAATACCTGGACAACCTTGGCTAACTTTAGTTGGGGGTGTATCACATACGTAGTCCCCTGTGAATTCACAATCTCCTAAGTTCTGTCCGCAGTTTGACACTATCCCATTCCCATTTCTAAACACATGATGCAGACCACAGTAGTGCCCCATCTCGTGGGTCAGCGTTTCGTTCTCATATCTGAATGTTAAATGCGGACCACTTAACCCAAACACTTCTGTTTCTACCCACACCCCATCAAGGTCTGACCAAGGTTGGTACAGAACCCATGCAAAACCAAGAATTGACGAGCAGAAATCAGGAGCAACATAGATATTGCAGTATTCTGCAGTATTCCATCTAACCATATCAGTCCACTGCGCCATCTGTGTTCCATATTGTGGGAAACAGACACCGCTACCAGCTCTGTATGAATCTGCCCAAGCAAATGTTCCAAGATGAGTGTATGTTGTAGTAACTAAATTGAATGAAATATTAGTTGAATCAAAATCTACGTTTAACTGTTCAAATGCTTCTTCGATAATCTCTAACCCAATATTGCTATGTGGGAAATGTTGATTGTCATGCAGAACATGTACAACACAGTTAATTACTTTCTCATTGTATGTCCTATTGTACTGAGAAGAATATCCTAATGGGAGTATATCTTCTTCATTACCCATAACTATACATTCGTTGTATAGAATGTCTTCATTTTCTGTTAGACTATTTGTTTGAGCTACAGATAGTGTTGCACATGTAGCTAATAAAATAGATACACAGAATAAACTAGCTATAATAGCTATTACTCTGTGTACAATTCTAGAGAAGACGGGGTTTTGGGTAATTTGGGACATGGTTATTAGGATTTTCTTTTGTATTGCACTTTCTCTATGGATCGTCCTGCAAAATATGCAGAGAATGCGGTTAATGCAAGTACTTCTAGTAGACTAACATACTCTTCTTTTACCTCAAATTTAATTGACTCTATAGAATCAGTTATTGCAAGTAAAAGATATAGGCCTAGAAGTGCAATAAGAGCAATAGGACGGACATTTTTCGCCAGTTTAGAGTCAGAAGACATATCTGCTTCCCACCTACTTGTAACATTGTCTTGAGCATGTCTTTCTTGTTCTTGTTGTCATCCCCAAACTCCCAAATCAACTGATTGAACTCGAGGTTCGTTTTGATGAAGTCAAAAATCTCCTTGTTTGTGACCCCTCCAAAAACATCTGCGTCAAGATCGAATGCACGACCTTCAACATGTTCAGAATTCTTTGCACCCCCAATCAATTTATTGAGTTTCTTAGACCTATATCCAGAAGTTACCGAAATGGGAACTTTAAAGTGTTCCCTCACTGGTTGGAAGATCTTCTCCGCCACCAGTTTTAGGTTTGCTATTTCTTCTTTTGATGGATTGTTGTCTATTCCATTCCTTTTGGCGGTTTGAGACTTTGTTACTTCTGCGAGTGTTAGGTTTTTGCTTAAGTTCATCTTCTTTTTGCTTTTTAAGTTCTACTTCTTTCTCAAATTCTTCTTGAGCAACCTTGAGTTTGTTCAATATCTCAATTGTAGCTACTTTATTAGTCATATCTACTAACATAGCTACCTCACAGTGCTCGGCATCAAAGAAATCTAAGAGCTTAACTAGGTATTTTCCCAGTTTGGAGATGGTATTGTAGTGGGCATTGTACCCAAGAACTGCAGATATGGTTTGATCTGCATTCCCAAACAGATGAGTTGACTCTTTTTGCTTAATTAAGACAGCGTTAAAGAAGTCTGAGCAGAATACGTTCCCTGTTTGGTCAATAGATACTGCGCATATGTAGAAATAATCCCCAAGTTTCCTTCTCCATCCTCTAAATTTCCAGACAAACAGTCTAGTTACAAAGGAAAATACTAGCCCGATAGGGATAAGTATAGCAGATAAGATTACTGCAATTAAAAAGAGGAGAAATTTCATCATATTTAAGGTTATTCTTCTTCAGGTTGTGCGGGGAACCATCCTTCAGCATCCATATACGCTTCATCACGCACATTTGCAGTAGATGGGATGATATTCTGGAACTCAAAGTAGTCTTGAGCACTGTTGATGTACGCTGTAAGTTGATCTTTCTCTTGTTGAGGAACTTCAGGGAACAACGCAATCAACTCGTCAAGATTATTTTCAGGATGCACATAGATTGTGTAGTCAAGAATAACCTGCAGAGCGTATAAATCTTGATCTGGGTGCTTTATCCACCCAAAAACATATTTAGTTACATCTTCAGGCTGCTTGACATGCGGGGGACGAGAGATATTGAATAACTCTTCTGAGATTCTTTGTGTTCTTTCTAAAGAAGTCAACCCCGCCTCAGGGTTTACAATGATGTAGTTCATTATCTATATATTTTAACTTATTGATTTGCCGTACAAAGATATAAATTTTATACTTATTTTAATATACTTTGTTATAATCATTTACAGCATCCAAAATTGTAGATTTACTATATCCATCATTTCCCCAAATTAATAATTCTTGTATAGTACCTGTTATTGTGCTTGTAGCGGTTGAAGTTGGGTTTGGATAGGCCGTAGAACTTATAACTTTTCCCCCAATAGATATACTTCTTACTATTGGAACAATTGTTACTGGAGAGTTTGCATTTACTATGACATCACTTCCATTATAACATGATGCATAAGCTCCCACATTTGATGTTACACTCAGTGTTGCAACAGTTAAATCTTGTACTGCAGATCTAGTTGTTATTGTTATGTCTGTTCCTGCATTTGCGGCACTCCTAGAGTTATAATATTTATTTGTAGCATTTATTCCAAATCTTATAGTATCTCCAAATGTATCGTTATTTGCAACAGACGCTAGAAAGGTTGATGCCCCAAATAAAGCTATAGAAGCTGCTTGAGTTGCTATTGTAGATACCATTGCAAATGTTATAGTTCCAACTATATCAGTATCAAATTGTGCTACCATGTGACTTCCAGAAAATTCCATTGCTGGATTTGAATTCTGAGTAACAAACCCTACACTAGACTTGAATATTAAGGGTTGAAATGCAACATTTGTTTGTACTAAATCTTGTGCAGATGTAGAAGGAGCTTGGTTATAAATTTTAGTAACATAGCAATTAGTTCCTCTACAAAAGTCAATAAAAGTTTGAGATCCGCTTGATGTTTCTACTAAAGATTCATAAGACAATTTACCTTCAAAATCCCATCTAACGTCTGCTTCAATATTATCACTTCCTCTTCTAATTCTTATTAATTTAGAAGAAGTCGTGTTTGCTAATTGTCTTAGTCCGTATGCGCCTTTTAAAGTATTTGAGAATGTACTTCCAACTGCTGGGAGAAATACATTGCTTTGTGCCGGAGTTTTGTAGTATCTATATATTTCTTCTTCTATGTCTAGTTTATATGCTTCTGATGGTCTTTTTATGTAAGAAAACTCCTGTATATACCCATTTAAGTTATTTCCTAAAGTTATTTTTGCAGTTTGCGCAGTAGTTAAATCATTAAAATTTGTACCTGCTGTTATGGTTGTTTTTGCATCTGAAAGTCCATTAGCTGTAGTATAAAATCTATTTCCTCTCTTTGATGCACTAATTATATATTGCGTATTAGCATTTATAACATTAGAAGACGTATCTGATGTTTCAGTTGCATTGCTGTAAATACTGGATTTTAGTTTTCCATCAGCTGTAGTTCTCCTGATCTCTAATATAACCTTATTTGCGTCGGTGGTATTTATTATTTTAACAAACTCTTCGTCTGCTCCAGTTGCATTTACTGCTCCCACCATTGTGGTTAGAAATCCTTTACTAACTCCAGTTCCTCCTATATTAAAATCTCCTCCCAGAAGTTCTAAACTAATATTAGCTTCTAAAAAATCATCTCCATTAAATAAAAGAGCTGGTTTTCCATTTAACTTTTCAATTCCATTTGTTGTATCATATATTCTGGGTTGATAAGCATTTGTATTTTGTTTTAAATGTCCCACTTGTATGTTTGCAGATGATACATCTATAGGACTGCCTGAGACGACAAGTGCTGTATCGTTATAAGTAGACTGCTCGTACCAGGTTCTTACAAATCCAAATGAGTGAGTAGCTCCTGCATTAGAGTATTTTGGGTGCCCTAAAAATTCTCCAAGTGTTTGATACGGAGTTAATTTAGGGAAAGTTGCTGTTCCTGAAGTAACTATTACTCTAGAGTTTAATGAAAGTTCCCCACTAGTATCTGGGTATACGTTAGCTGTAGCATTATCAGAACTTCTCCTTACTTCTACGAGTGGGAATATTCCTAGTGCTGCTAATTGCACACTTGTAAATGTATTCTGCACTGGAGCAGGGTGTACTTTATGGCTGGATATTGCTCTTAAACTATATCCAAGCGTAGGAGGATCATATGAGTCTGAAATTGTATCTAATTTAGACTTTTTTCTAGATACACAGTTATAAATAGTATCTAAGTCTGCTTCTATCTCATGTTTATCCTTTAGAGCAAAATACCTGTAGTATATTAATTCATATATATTCCCAGCAAATGCTGTTGTAGAGTCTCCCTCTTCTGTTTTTCCTACAGATATTTTTGTTGTAGTCGTATTTATTCCAGATGAAGTGTTTGACGATCCTTTTTCCCCACTATTGCTTAAGATATTTAAATAAGAACTAGCAGTATAAACTTCTCTTCCTGCAAATAAAACTATTTCTTTATTTGCTACGTATCCTCCTGGAATAGCACTATTAAACCCTGTTGCTCCTGTGTAAGTTATACTAGAGTCTGCGTTTCTACTAAATGTTGCTTCTGGGATTTTTATTATCTCTCTTGTTCCAGCAACGTGGGCTCCTGCATAAGATATAACTGAAAATACAGAAAACTGAGAAGATGTAGTACCTGCTGAAAACTCTGAGTTTGTTCCTGATAAGTAACTGTTATTAAATTTTACTGCAGGTTTTCCCTCTAGTCCTACTACAATTACCCCATTTTCACATATTATTGGGTAACTTCCTGCAGATGAAACATCTAAGTGATTTCCATTTCCAGATTGGTCATACCATACTTTTACATAACATGTATTATTTTCAGTAGCTAAGATTAAAATATCATCTGTATTTATGAATCCATCATTTGTGAATGTAACTAGAAGTGTATTTGCATTAGTTTCAACTGCTTCTGGATCAATAGATACTTTTAGTGCCGGACCTGTATATTTTGAATTTAATTTCCTTAAAGAAAATGCTGCGGCTGCAAATGGGAATTTGTCTAATAAATAACTCATGGTTATTATATGTATTAAGAATATATTTTTAAAAGTCTGTTTAAGTCTGCATGTACTTCATCTCTAATATAATTAATACTTCGATCGAAATATATAAATGCAGAACTTCCAGCTCTCCTACTATTATTTGTTAGAGAATATCCCCATAACCACAGTCCAAATATTCTATATCCAAACTTAAATGATGCTGCTCTATCCCATCTTCCTATATTTCCAGCTGAAGTATATTCTGCATCACTTAGTTGGTACATAAAGTTTCTGTTTGTTTTATTTAAACCACTTCCTACATAATATTCCCCAGAAAAACTAACACCTAAAGTTATAATATTTGTTTGATTAAATACCTTCCAGCTAGCTCCAGCTGCGGAATATCCCCCTTGAGAGTTAATGGTTTCCCCAACAATCCCACTATAGTATGTTCCAAAAATAGCTTCATAGGTTCTTCTAGCTCCTGTTGGGGCTGTAGAAGTCCAAGCCGCGTCTGTTGTAACTAAAGGAATTGTTGTTCCATTTGGGTATGTGCTTCCTGTAAAATTTGTTGTAGTTATGTAGTATACTCCTCCACTAGTTATAAGGGATATGTAGTTGTAAGTCACTCCTCCTATTGTTGGGTTTCCTGAAGGAGCTGTTGTGGTCATTAGTCTGATATTAACTCCAGCAGCTTTTGGGAGAAATTCTCCTGTTTCTCCTATATGTTTTGTGACGTTTACATCTTTCAATGTAAGCATGTATGTGTTTCCTGCAACTTGGAATAGATCGGATTCTGCTGGAAAATATGCCGATTGTCCTACTTCTGTTCGAACTCCCGCTGCGGATATTACTCCTCCTGGAAGAGCTCTAAATCCTGTAGCATTTGTTGGGGAAAGAATTCCTTTTCCCCCAACATTTTCAAATGAGGATACATTATTTCCATAAAAATATGCTCTTTTTTTTGTTAAGTTCCCTTCTATAGTTTCCTCATGCATTTCTACAATTGCAGCTCTTACATTTCCCCTTTGACTAGGTACCGTAGCGCCAGTGTCCACTTTTCCATCCAGACATGCTGTAAATGAAGTTGCTCCCGTATTTTGCGCTACATAGTCCACTATGGTCTCCCCATTATATATTTCCTTTTTAAAATTTACAAGATTTCCATTCATTGATAGAAATCTATCTGCATTATTTGTTGGACCTCCAATATAATTAGATGCTAATATATCATTGTTAACTCCTATAGTTCCAGATTTAACTAATATGAAAGAAAAATCTTCGTAGTTTGAGAGTTTTGAATATATACTGCCGGAGAACTATTAGATAATCTTTTTGCTGCGTCTCCATATATATCTGCCTCTATACTATCAGATAATCTTCTAACTCTAATAATTTTTGTGTTATCATTTAAGTTAGTTTGACTAGACTTATCTGTCAAGTTTATAAGGGCAAAGCAAAGTGTTGGATTGTACGTATTTACAAAGCTATTTAAGTTTGTATTGCCGTATGTAAAGTCTGTCCCGTAATACGCATTTTGATCTAAACCCATAAGTATAGATCTCTTATGCGGGGGAAGAGGTTTAAATAAATTTTTGATAGCGTTTCTACGCATTTTATTTCTATTTTATTGAAATACAATTAATTCTTCTAACTTCCCAACCATTGATATGCTGGGAGGTGTTGCTGCCCCAATGTTTACTCCAGATATTTGAGCTTCTAATAAATTAAATCCCCCAGAAAATAAAGAATACAATTCTCCAGAAGTTGTTACATCGACAAATACCCCATTCTTTTTTACATAGTCTAGTGTACAACTTCCTATTGGGGAATCTGTTCCGTTTTGTTGGAATTTTAAAATATAGCTTGTTGTACTTAAATAGTCTCTAATCAAGTACCCATTTCCTGTTATTTGCAGAACAGCTTGAATATTTATTGTTCCTGTAAATTTTTGCTCTATAAGTCTGTAGTATTTAGATGCGGTTGTAAATTCTAAAGCATATGTACTGTTTGTACTTCCTGAAATTAAAACTCCTGCTGTTGCTAGTTTTGGGGCAGCAGCTATTGTTCCGGCACTATTTACTTGCAATACACTAGCAGAAGTAGTGCTCCAACATTCTTGAAGTGGGAAAGCTTGGTTACTTACTATAGGAGCATACAGATCATAATTTAAGTTATTGTACTGTATATATTCTTGTATTGTATTATAAGGTCTATCAGGAATAGCTGTTCCTCCATATCCCACCGCATCATAATGTATCTTCGTGTTGTTTCCAGAGGCAATATGTTTAAGAGGTACTAGCAATGCTTCTCTATTTTGGTCTGAAGCATGGTCTCTTACTGCTGTTATCACATTTTGAGGACTTGCTAGTCCTGGGGCTATCAAACTAGTCCCTATCCCAAAAATAAAATTTGGATTTACTGATTCTATAGGCATTATGTTTCGTATCTATCTAATTCTACAAATTTATCAAACCATATTTTAGATATTCTCCTCATTTCCATCTGACTTAAGTATCTCTGCTCTAAATATATTTCCCCAATATATCCTTCAAATCCCTCTAAAGTATTTCCCCCAAGTCTATCAAAATTAATTGTTCCTAAAGTATTAGTATCTGCAGTTATTACACTTATTAAGTCTCCATTTTCTCCCCTAATTTGTAATTGGTTTGCTGCAGTTCTCTGTACAAATATTACATTTAACTCATTTGGGATAAATTTTTTAGTTTGATATGGGGTTTTTCCCGTGTACTCAAAATCTAAAGTTGCGTTTTTAGCTATTTTTCCGTCTATCTTAATATTTACAACTCCATATTGAGTTTGAGATTTTCCAAATTCAATGTACCCATCTGTGGATTCGGATAGTAAAATTTTTCCCAAACTAAATTGAGTTGTTGGGGCAAATGCAATCCCAAATGTAAATGCCCCAGTTATTGTTTGAAGTGCATCAAATTGCATTCTTTTATCCCCACTAAAATAATAAGATCTGCTTTTTAGTCTTAATCTCCCATTATCATCTAAAAAATTAGCTTCTACTGGAGCTCTGGGGTCTGATATTTTGCTTATGGTTCTCCCATCTGCAAAATTGATAAATTTATCTATTGCCATAATTATATAGAGAGACCATTAAATATATTAAAGTATTTAGCTGTAGCTTGAGGATTACTCGCTATAGTACTAACTGATTTATTTATTGTGTATAAATTTTTAGTCGGGCTTACGTCTGGGGGAAAGCTGATTGGGAGAACGCTGCTTCCTGTTCCTCCTGAGTTATTACTTGCTGTATTAGGAATATTTTTCATTCCATACCTTCCGTAATTTATCCCATTTGTTTCTTTATACCCGTCAAATTTAAATCTAAAGTTACAGAATGATAGTGGTCCAATTACATCTGGGGGATCTGCTGTTCTAAATCCTGGATTCCCATTTAAGTCTAGTCTATATTTATAGATGTATGTTATTTTAGGAGTACCTTGTGCTACTGATGTTACTTGTGTTTTTGGGTAAATTGTGCCTTGACCTGCTGCTTGATAATGCGGAATTAAAGTTAGTTCTTTATTAAATAGAATGTGCCAAGCTCTTGTCCCAGTATTGTTAAAGGAATATACTACGTCAATTATAACTTTCATTCCAGGAGGAGCGTATAAATCTACTGCAGATCCTCCAGTATAATTTACTTTTTTAACTTTATCAAATGGGGGTTGTATAAATAGATTTAATGAATTCCCCCCAACTGTAGTTTGGATAGCATCAAAAACTATTTCTAAATCTACAGTTCCTGGGTTTGCCCCAGGACTATACATTAAAATGTCATTTGTATAAGAGTTTGTTGTAAATCCTGATTGTGTATTAGATGGAGGAGTTCTTAAATTGTAACTTGTTTCTACTGTATACCCAGCTTGAATAGCTGCGGGTGTTACGGATGTAACTTGTTCGAATAAAACATCTTCTGCTGGGAGGAATGTATTATATGTAAATGTTCTAAATAATAAGAATGAACATTTCTCAGTTATTCTCATTTGAGTTTCGTCTCCTGTATTTAAATCAATTACATATGCAAAGTTGCTATTTGCATCAACTTTTGGTCCCCATATATATCTACTCCCAATGTATTCTCTAGCGTAGTCCTGTCCCGCGTAATATGTGTTGTACCACTTTCTAAGTAAAAATGTATTTGGGTTTGTGGTTATAATTTCTTGGTCTTGTGGGACCACTCCATATGCAGTTATAATTTGTGTAAAAAGCACTGCATCCCCAACTCCAATTACTTCTTGTGGGGCTACAGACTGATTATTGTTAGACTCTACATTACTCAACAAAAAAGCACCCCCATCTTGGGCGCTTCCAATTGTCCCAATGTCTACTTTAATAACTGGGATTGGGGGAGTTACTTTTCCAGTAGTAACAAGAGACTGTCTTAATCCAAGCATTGTGATAAATTTTTGTAGGGATTATGCCCTGATAAAATTGTTGAGTTTAGGGTAGAGTATGAGCGCCTATTGAGATTGTTTATGGTTAGTTGAATATTTTGTCCGTAAAGTATTCTCAATCAGCTGTTTAATTATCTCTTAAATGATCACTCTTTTCCCCTTGGTTTTTTTCATGTTTAACTTTGGACTTCAAGTTCGCCGTTTCTAGCCTACGTGGGGACAATTTCTCTCAGCCTATAGTCTTAATCCCACCCGAACTCTATACCAAAGCAATTTGCGTAGCTATCGGGGACAACTTTGGATATCTATTTAGGGTTGGTGATATCCTCTAAACCCGACTTCTGACCCCCTACTTATCTTTTGACCCTCAGGGGTGATTGCATCTCAAAGAGATTGCAGCTACTAAGATGCGAATATAACGAATAAAATTTACAATCTACAATGCCGTAGATTTATTTTTTACTCAGCTTTAATATATGGCGCTTATCTCCCTTGTCCCCTGTATGGTTTCTTGTATCTCTTAGATGTCTTAAGCTTACTCTTAGACTTACTGTGCACTCCACGCTTTACTCTTGGGCGAGGAATAAACTGATTGGCTGTTGCTTTTCCCATTGTATTGTTATTTGATTTAGTTTAATTTAATTTATTATCTGTCTATTTGATTAACTCCCACAATTCTCACACTCTTCTGGGTTATCAATATTACATGTAACCTTACCTTCATCTACCTTTTTATTTAACTCGTTGAGTTTGCTTTGATCTAAAAAGCTGATTTCGTTGATGTCGTTTTCTTCTTCCATTGTGATTAAAATTTATTAATAATTGAGGGTTTAAATATACGGAAATTGTAATAAAAATTTTTTGAAAAATTTTTTAAAATTTGGGGAATTAGTGAGAGGGGATTCCTACACTCTCACAGACCCGGGGCACTATCGGGATTTTAAACCTACCCGCCATGAAAATTCACATTTCAAACTTTCGCTTGATTGAAAGCAAAGGCCTGTTGGTCGCTAACCAAGTAACGATTGACGCTGACGGCTATGTCGAAGTTGGAGAGCCTGTGTTCCTCGACTACGTCGGAGACACAAAGAAGGCTTGGGATAACCATCACAAGAAGGGGGCATAAGCCCCCTTTTTATTGTGACTATGCGAGACAACAAATCTCGTAGTTTACTTCAACTAAAGCGTTAACTAAACAGCGTAACTTATTGAAAGAGTGGGTGATACAAAGTCACCCATTCTTTTTCCCCATTTTCACAACAACCACAAACCAACAACATTCAACATTATAACACAATCATCATGAAACCACCACGATCATTCATCTTCAAATGCATGCTATTCACAACATGTTTACTAGCTGGATTAATCGCAACACTAATATCCATTGACCCCCCAACAATGACTCATCCAGTCATCCTTGCACAACTATCACTAACAGCTGTCTGCATCATTGCAACTGTCTATCTCCTCACTCAAGAACCAAGATAACTCAACTCAAATGAAACACCTTCTCATCATCCTCATCTCAATCATCAGCTTCTCAAGCTGCACTCAACAAAAATATGCTTACAAACATCCTGTCAATCACAGAACTAAACACCCAGCAGTCTGGAAAATAGACAGATTCAACACCCCATATCTGTATGCTCGTGACCGCTATAAGAACAGGATATTCAGTGGAGTATCAGCCTATAACAACCCACTATTCTACAACAGTCGTTCATCAAACAACTGTAGTGCAAACTGGTAATACAACTCATCATGTCAATACTTGCAATAGAGAATGCATACACTGAGTTCACTCACTTTGCAGACTCAAACCCAATCACTGTTAGAGACTTCATCTTTAACAACCCAAACATTATCACAGAGTCAACAATTATCTGCGAGTACGAAAACTCAACGTCAATTGTCCCGACAGATGTCTTCTCGAATCCCTCTTAAACAAAAACAAAAACAGATCATTAAGATCACAATCTAACAAACCATGTCTAACAACATCAACACCGGGAACATCGAGTTCCTCAACCCAAACGAAGTTATCCTCACTCAAGCAATCAAAGTTGCAGGAGGAAAAATTCAGCTCGAATTTGCAGAAATCATCTCTGACAATTCAAACCTCAATCCTCTGAGCCTGTTCAACAAATCAGATGATCGGTTTAGTGGAGGTCGTGCTCGTCGTGCATGGTTGACTGCAGAGCCAACAGATGCATCTCAAATTCTTGGGGTAAGTCTCGATGATTCTCAGCCCTGGAAGCTTGGAGACAACAACAAAATGGTTCTCCCGTTGAACATCCTCAACCCTGTAGCAAACATTGGAGGGGTAGAATACAAACTCCGTGTGGAGATTGTTGAAACCACAACCCCAACCCAATGGCAAATGGAAAACATGGAGCGTGCTGCAAAGCGTCGTGGAGCCAACGGAGATTTCATCACACACCAAGGTAAGTACATCTTCGTCAACTCACGTATTGCCTTCAATCAAGCAAAACACGTGTTCTTGACAGCAGATGAGCGTACGGTTGATGCAAATCACCTTGTTAATCAAACTTTGTCAGTTGATTTCTCTTCAGGGGAAATCCTCAGCTAATAAAGTATCAGAAGCAGTTACTCATAGGGAGTTTAAGGGGGTTCGATTCCCCCAACTGCTCAAAATAGAGTGTTCCCTGACAGGTTCAATCACCTCTATTAGGGGAATAGATTCAACGGAGTCATTCCCCTTTACAAAATCTATCTTGGCGGGTAGATATCTTAAAGACAGGTTCAGTAAACACATTAATTTGTGTGCATTGAGCCTGTCTTTTTTTTCTCAACGCACCTTATAACCCTTAAAATAAACCCTTAAAACTCAGTACAATGAGCCACATGAAGTATCTCTATCAAATCGCACAAGAACCACAGCGTATTTGGGAGTTAAAAACAGCACTTAAAAAAGCTGAATCAAACAATCTAAACTATGCTATAGTCGATAGTGAGGTTGTAAGTTTGGATCAGCTAAAAGCTATGATTCACGTCGTAGAAAAACATGTCGCAGACGTAAAAGAACTCAAAAGAAAACAGGAACAACAACAAAAACAAATCAATGATCAAGTTCATAACGAATGACACATCAATAGACGAGTATTCAGACGAAATACAGCTATCAACCATTGAAGAATGTGTTGAATACTGTAAATCTAAACAGGTACTCGGAGTTGATACTGAGACTGAAGGATTCAACTTCCTCACAAAGAAACTAATCATGTTTCAGATTGGGGATGAAGAACAGCAGTTTGTAATAGATACAAGGACAACAAGTATCGAACAACTACGACCTGTTCTTGAATCAGAATCTATAATCAAAATCCTTCACAATGCTAAGTTTGACTACAAATTCATCAAAAAGTGGGGAAACATAGATCTAAACAACATCTATGACACATTCTTAGCTGAAAAGATCTTGCATTGTGGGAAAGAGAACTATGGATTTGGACTTAGTAGGCTCACAGAAAGGTATTTAAGCGTCAAACTAAACAAAGAAGAGCGTAATCAATTTGTTCAGTTAGAAGGACGCCCATTTAACTACAATCAAATACGATATGGAGCATATGATGTCAAGTATCTAGTTCAAATCTATAATGAACAACAACCAGAGATAGATAAACTAGACCTTAATCATGTTGTTAAGCTCGAAAACAAAGTAGTTAAGATCTTAAGTGAGATTGAATACGAAGGTATTGGGTTAGATATTGAGAAATGGAAACTAATTTGGGAAACAAACCACGATAAAACATTCAAGAAACAAAAAGAATTAGACATCGAATTACTCAAAGATCAAAAATTTGAGAAATACAGATCTGTTCAGTTTGATATGTTTACCCCAGAGAGTGAACTAAGAACAACATCTATCAATTGGGATTCCCCAACTCAAGTTCTTTCTGTATTCTCCCAACTAATCCCAACATTAGAGGATGTGAATGGGAAGAACTTGTACAAACACAAGTACAAATTCCCTCTCATTAAAGAGTATATCGAGTACAAAGAACTATCAAAGCTTACTAATGCTTATGGGGTTAAGTTCTTAAAGTACATTCACATAGATCAGAAGATACATACAAACTTTACTCAAGTATTAGACACAGGACGAATGAGTTCTAGTGACCCTAATATGCAGCAAATCCCTGCAGATAACATATACAGAAACTGCTTTATAGCCCCTAAGGACTATGTCTTTGTATCAGGGGATTATAAATCACAGGAGCTAAATGTTATTGCATTTGGGAGTAAAGACCCAGTATGGTTGGATGCTCTTGAAACAGGGCAAGATCTTCATGGAGTATGTGCTGACTTAGTATTCGAAGATGAGTGGAGAAATGCAGATGCAGATAAGAAGAAGAAACTAAGAACGATGATAAAGTCAATCAATTTTGGATTGGCTTATGGGATGGGCCCTAACAAACTTGCAGATACGTTAAGTATTGATATACAAGAGGCTAAAGACTTGATTAACAAGTACTTTAAAGAGTTCCCAAACATCAAGAACTTCTTAGATTCTCTTGGGGATTTTGGGAAAAGAAATGGGTATATACGTACCTATGCCCCATTCAAGCGTATTAGATGGTTTGATACTTGGACTCCTAAGATGTACAATGATCAATCTAAGTTTGCTGAATTAGGGAGTATAGAACGAGCATCAAAGAATACCCCTATTCAGGGCTCATCTGCAGATATAACAAAGCTTGCTCTTATTTATATCTACAGAGCTATCAAGTCTACCCCTAAATTCAAGGATGTAAAGATTGTAATGACTGTTCATGACCAGATTGATACAATAGCCCATAAAGATATCTCTGAAGAGTGGGGTAAAGTATTAACTGAGCTTATGGAAAAGGCTGGGAATATTGTGATTACAAACAATCTCCTCAAAGTTGATACAACAATATCAACTGTTTGGGAAAAATAAAAATGTGTATAATATAACACTGAAAATCAACATTAAAACCAAAAACGATGAAAAACATTCTCTTTATGGGGGCAATGCTCCTATGTGTTCAAGTAGCAAATGCTCAAAGATTTGTTACAAACGAAGTAGATCCTTTCACAGGAGTTAGGTGCGTAGTATCAGCCTTTGAACGTACAGGGAAGGGTACAGACTTTATCTACATCTCTACATTCTATATTGGGGGACAAACAGGGTTGTACCTTCAAGCAGGAAGAGATGTCGGATGTGCAGGAGTCACAGGAAATAAGTTTATGATTCTGTGCACTGATGGAACTGTAATCAATTGTGGAGAAGATTTAGGTCAAATAGATTGTGCAGATGATGCAACATCTATCTATACTATTGATGCAGAGAAACTTAGTGGGAAATCAATCATGAAATTGCGTCTTGAGCAATCTAATGGGTACATTGATGCAGATTGGACAATGAACCAAACATTGTATCAATTCATTAAATTTGCAGAAAACGCACAACTACCATGACATTCGACGAACTTATCTACAAAGTAGAAAATTGGGGACATTCTAAGCACCTAATTCACAAAGACAACGTAAGACAGCAAATGCTTAAAGTTGTTGAAGAGGTTGGGGAATTGTCCGCAGCAATCTTAAGAAAGGATGAAAACAAAACCATTGACTCAATTGGGGATGCATTCGTTACTCTTATCATACTATCTGCCCAGTTGGATATTAGTCCCAATTTTGCGCTTGAACAGGCTTATAACGAGATTAAAAACCGAACAGGAAGAACGCAGAATGGAACATTTATTAAAGACCAAGAGTCCGTATAATAAACCAGAGCTAAAGATTAAGTCTACTTCTATCCCTGATAGAGATGGGACTTCATTTATAGATTGGTGTCAAGATATGGCTTTCGAAAAAGCTCTCAATGCAGAAATTGAGAACTGGAGCTATCAAATCAAGATGCAAGTCAAAGACCTCTATTACTCTATGAGTGAATCTAAATCTAAATTTAGAACCCCAGATGAGTTAAAATCAGAGATCAAAAAGATTGTAAACAACAATATGTAATCATAGTCGTCTTTTAGCTCCCTTAGCTCAGTCGGTTAGAGCAGCGGACTCATAATCCGCGGGTCGTTGGTTCAAGCCCAACAGGGAGCACAATGATGCGAATAGACTCTTTTATCGGCTCAAAACGGGCTTAATGATGGTTTTAAGCTTCAATTTGTATACCCGATAGGTTGTAAAAACACCCTATAATTTACAACGAATACCCGATGAGGTA